GTGTTGAATAACGGCTTCTCCTCTACTTATGTAGGCGGCGACGGCGTTGCTCTATTCAGCTCTGCCCACCCCTTGGTTAGCGGCGGTACTAACGCCAACACCCCAACCACTCAAGCTGACTTGAATGAGACTTCTTTGGAAGCCGCAGTTATTCAAATCGCTGGTTGGACGGATGAACGTGGTTTGCTGTTGGCCGCAAAGCCACGCAAACTGGTTGTTCCTCCACAATTGATGTTTGTTGCTACCCGCCTGCTCGAAACCGAGTTGCGCGTTGGTACAAACAACAACGACATCAACGCATTGAAGAACAACGGTTCTGTCTCTGAAGGCTACACCGTTAACCACTTCTTGACCGATCCTAACGCATGGTTCCTGACCACTGACGTTCCTAACGGTCTGAAGCACTTCGTGCGTACCCCCATGCAAAACAGCATGGACGGTGACTTTGATACCGGCAACGTCCGTTACAAGTCCCGTGAGCGTTACAGTTTCGGCTGGTCCGATCCATTGGGCGTTTGGGGTTCTTCCGGTTCATTCTGATCCGGTTGCACAAAGAGGGGCCTTCGGGCCCCTTTTTTTACGTTTAAATGCTTGTTGCACATGTTTAAATCATGTATATTAGGATAACTGGGTGATTACCTGTGCCGGACTGCCCCAGCAGACGATGCAACGATTGGTACGGGTACTTTTGCATAAGGACTCTTTGTCATGGCACGTTCTACGTTTTCCGGACCAATTCTGGCCGGTAATTCCCGTTTTGGCGCAATCCGCGATGTTGGTTATACCGACCTCGTGCAAGATTGCAGTATTGTTTTAACAAACACCACTGTGGCTACTGCTGGTTACAGCGGCGGTTCCGGTCAGTTTGTTAACGGCAACCAAATCCCCAACATCAACGGTGTTGTATATACACCAAGCTCTACAGCTTACCCTCCAACTGCCGCCACCATCACGGCTGACGCAGGCACAGGTGGTACTGGTACTTTGTACCGTGGCGTGGTGTTTTATTTGCCTACATCCTCCAACATCAATGACTTCTTGTTGGATACCAACGTAGCTATTACAGCTACCGGCGGCACAATCGGCACCGTTACCGCAAGCATTGGCAATGGCTTTAACACCACCACTTATGGTAGTGTGACCTCAATGAACGCCGCCACTGGTCGTAACACCGTTGTGCAAACTGGCGCTCAATTGTTGGCTACCAATGCAACAACCGCAGACTTTACCAACCCCATGGGTGTGGTTGAGCCAGCAACTTTTTCGCAAGTTGTGGTTACATTGACCATTCCTTACACTGGCGGCACGGGCACCACATTGCCAGTTATCACTGCTGGCACGTTCACTTTTGCTCTGCGTTATACGCAAGTTGACGCCAACATTGGTAACAGCACCACTTACCCATACGGTAACTTTGACTGATTGATGGGGGCTTAGGCCCCCTCTTTTAAGGAGCAATCAATCATGATGCAAACAGATGTACGGGCGGCGCATTTAAACCAATCTGGTTTTTTAACAAAGTTTCGTTGCCGTAAAAAGCAAGTAACTTTGTGTGGAAATGCAAGCCAAGCAGGTAATATTGTTTTCTTTGACACCAATACTGCGCCAGTAACATCTGGCACATATGGGCGCTCAGGTAATACCATCACTGTCTCTTCTACGGGGCATGGGTTAAGCACCGGTGCGACTGTCGGGATTTCTTTTAATAGCAGTTCCGGCGTGTCGGCAACTGATGGCAACTACGTTATCACGGTAACTGACGCCAACACGTTTACCATGACCGACATTAACTCGGGCACTGTGACAAACGCAGGCACCGGTTGTCAATATGTTTCAGGCAATACCAATATTTGGATAGCCACATATGAAACACTGACTGGCGCAACAGCTACACAACAACTACTTGTTCCCGGCGAAGGCCAATTGTGTTTAAACGGCATTTATGTTTACATGGTGAACATGGGTTTTGTGACTATCCACTATGGCTGAAACCAGAAAAGCATCGTTGGCTAAGCGCACGCTGTTTATCGGCGTGCCTACTTACGACGGTAAGCTAAACATCAAAACTGCATTTGCTTTGGCGCAACTAATGCCCAAGGCAATTCAACTTGGTGTGTCTGTTATTTTGTCTGACCTGTCAAATTGCTCAATCATTACCATGGCCCGCAACGCTTTGGTTCATGAGTTTCTAAAAACAGAAGCAACAGAATTGCTTTTTATTGACGCAGACGTTATCGCAACAGCCGATGATATTCTGCGCCTGATGGCTCAAAGTGGTACTAAAGACATCACGACCGGGGCTTACCCCCGCAGAGCCAAAGACCAAAACTTTTTCACCGACTTGTACTTTGATGAGCATGGTGACCTGGAGTTTGATGGCTCATTGATGCGCGTAAAACGCGCCCCAACAGGCTTTATGTTAATCCAGCGCCATGTCATTGAAGCGCTGATTGAAGCCCATCCCGAGTGGATGTATGAGAAGTCACCGACCGAGAAGATGTCGGCGGTGTTTGATTTTGACATTGTGAATGGCAAGTACGTGGGCGAGGATTACCTATTCTGCGACCGCGCTACAAGCATGGGCTTTACAGTCCACATTGATGTGGACATTAGCCTGCCTCATGTCGGCTCCAATGAGTTCACCCGCAATTTCCGCGAGGATGTTGTTATGCCTCTTGTGGATAACATCCGCCAGTCGCGTTTAAAGGTTGTCAATGGCTAAAGCAACACCAAAGAAAAAAGGACCATCGCTGGCTGTTGGCCGTGGTGAAAAGCTCCCTGCCTCTAAAGGCGCAGGTCTTACGGCCAAGGGTCGTGCCAAGTACAACGCCGTGACAGGCAGTCACTTGAAAGCTCCTCAGCCTCAGGGTGGTTCACGTAAAGATTCTTTCTGCGCTCGCATGTCAGGCATGCCCGGTCCTATGAAGGATGAAAATGGGAAGCCGACCCGTAAGGCGGCATCCCTTGCAAGGTGGAAATGCTGATATGAGTACGGAAATGATTTTATGGAACGCATCGCTGTCATTTGTGTCAGCTTTGCTCATGTGGTTCATCAAAGATAAATCTGATGAAATCAAGCGGCTGGACATCCTTTTGAACAAAACCCGGGAGGAAAGCGCCCGCAATTTTGTGACCAAATCCGATGTTCATGGTGACATTGATCGAGTTCTCGCCCGTTTAGACAGGCTTGATGAGAAACTTGAATCTTTTATGCGGGAGCAAAGAAGTGCCCTCAGTTAGTCAAAAACAGCATAATCTCATGGCGATGGTTGCAAACAATCCATCCAAATCCAAAGAGTTAGGGATACCCAAGTCGGTGGGCAAAGATTTCATGGAAGCCGACAAAGGTAGAAAGTTTGGTTCTGGCGGTGTAAAGTCCCGCGCAGATAGTCAAGTTGTTAATCAGCCGGAAACCCATCATGGAAAATCGGCTCTCTTTAAAAAAGGTGGCGTTATGAAAGAATCAATGGGTCCACGTAACATGTCCAAGGATGTGGAAAAAGGCTCTAACAAACTGACTCGCTTCGGTGAGAGCGCAGTTCAAAAGCGCGGTAAGACCAAAGGCACAAACCTTGGCGATACCGGTCCTACCGTTCCAGATATGGGCGGCATGAAGCGCGGTGGCATGGCAAAGTACGCCAAAGGCGGAATCATCGCCACTCCCATGAAGAAGGTTGTATCCGGTGGCATCAAGGCCCACGGTGAACACAGCATTCAGGAAAAAGGTCACACCAAGGCCCGTCAAGTCTCTATGCCCGGGAATAAGGGCATGAAGCGCGGCGGTAAAGTCTAAGGAGCCATCATGGCAAACTTAAACAGTCTTGCGGCTTTAGCCGCTTTGGGCTACATGGCAAGCAGAGGTTTTGGCGGCGGCAATAATACAACTGCTCCCACTGGCTCAGGCACGCAAACTCCTCAAGCCCCGCAAGCGGTTCAGTCAAATAATTTTGACCCGCTTGAAGCCGCCAACAATTCCGCTCAATCGCAAGACATTGCCAATATGGCTCAAGTCCAGGGCTATGGCGACCAATACATTCCACAGAAGACTGTGCGCAATGCAAGTTCTTCGCCAAAACCTGCCGCAAAGTCCAAGGCGTCAAATCAAGCCAATCCACGCGACCTTGAACTTGGCATGGGCGGTGGCAGTAATAACTTTGATCCAAGAAACAGCGCAGAAGCCGCTGAAGCTTATGGCAGATCAACCCGTGGTCCTGCTTTGGCTGATCAAAGACCTGCATCAAGCTACATGCCTCCCGTAGCACGCACCAATACTTACAACGACATTCCCACTGGTGGTTACCCAACAGTGACTGACGGTGAAAGAATTGACAGCAGTGAATTGGGTCGAAATATAAGCAATACCATGGCGGCCATGGGACCCGGTAAATTAGCTGGTATTGGTGCAATCGGTAATAAAATGAGAATGGCAAGAATGGCCGGCCAAAATGCACCAAGCGTGGCTCAAGCAGGCCGCGAGGCTGTAACTAATCCATTAGCTTGGATGGCTGGCCCCAAAGGCATGGCCGAAATGCAGGCCGCAGAAAAAGCCACCCGTACAGCAAAGGGAGCCAAGGCGGCAGAAGTTTCTTCTAAAGGCCGTGAAGCTGTAACCAACCCGTTGGAATGGGCCATGGGTCCAAAGAATTCCAGTATGGGTCGTAAGACTCTTTCTGAAGCTGACACTACCGGCGGCGCAGTTGGCTACCGCAAAGGCGGCGCAGTCAAAAAGATGGCAAAAGGCGGTCTGACATCCAAACCGGTGTCAAACGCTTCTCGTCGTGCCGATGGTATTGCAACCAAAGGCAAAACCCGTGGAAAAATTTACTAAGGAGTAATCATGAAACGCAATATGGTTGAAGAACAGCAAGAACCAGAATACGGCCCCGATATGGTTCGTCATGACGAATTCATCTCCGAGCATGAAGTGGGTGACCACAAACATCACAAGCACCACTTCAAAAAGCATGCCGAAGACCACAAGCATCACATGGATCATGTTGAAGCTATGTGTGGTGGCGGCATGACCAAACGCCGTTAAGGAGTCATCATGGCTGAGAAACACATGAGCCGGGCTGAAAAAGAAGCCCGTGAAATGCTTCAAGAGATGAAGTTGCAAAAAGCTGTTGACCGCGCTTATGACAAGGCAAATCAAACGCCTTATATGCCTAAGCCAGCTCCACAGCCTATGCCGCAACCAATGCCACAACCCGCTCCTCAGCCAGCACCTCAGACCATGTCTCAAGCGCCAGCCGATCAGTCGGGTGCGCCTACCGCCATGAAAAAGGGCGGTAAGGTTAGCTCAGCGTCTAAACGCGCTGATGGCATCGCAGTCAAAGGTCACACCAAAGGTAGATACCTATGATGGCAAGTCGCGGTATGGGGGATGTCAATCCATCCAAGATGCCTCGCGGAGTGCGTAAGGCCCGCCGCGACGACACCGATTTCACCGAATACGCTGAAGGCGGACATGTTGGCTTGTATGCCAACATCAACGCCAAGCGTAAACGTATTGCCCACGGCTCGAAAGAGAAAATGCGCAAGCCTGGTCAAAAGGGTGCACCTACCGCACAGGCTTTTGTTGACTCTGCAAAAACTGCGAAGAAATAATCATGGCAACCACTTCCGGCTTAACCTCATTCAACCTTGACCTAGCAGAGCTGGTCGAGGAAGCGTTTGAACGCGCCGGTAGTGAGTTGCGTAGCGGTTATGACCTGCGTACAGCCCGCCGCAGTTTAAACATCATGTTTGCCGACTGGGCAAACCGTGGCATCAACATGTGGACCATTGAGCCTGGATCAATTAATTTGGTCCAAGGTCAAAACACATACGCATTGCCAGCGGATACAGTGGACTTGTTGGAGCATGTGATTCGCACAGGCGCTAACGTTGCAAGCACTCAGGCTGATTTAACCATTACCCGTATTAGTGTTTCTACTTACGCAACGATTCCAAACAAAATCCAGCAGGCCCGTCCAATTCAGGTTTGGATTCAGCGTTTTAACGGACAATCAAGCCCTACAGGGCTAACCCTTGCATCCAACATCAGTGCAACTGATACCACCATTACCCTAAACTCTGCAATTGGCTTGCCTGCCACCGGCTTTGTTCAGATTGACAACGAAACGATTGTGTACGGATACATTACAGGCAACGTCCTGTACAACTGTTTCCGAGGACAAAACAATACATCCGCAACATCCCATACATCAGGGACTGCGGTTTATTGGCAACAGTTACCGGCCATCACTGTCTGGCCCACTCCTGACAATGCGCAACAGTACCAATTTATGTACTGGCGTCTGCGGCGCACTCAGGATGCTGGCGGAGGTGTCAACATCCAAGACATTCCATTTAGGTTTGTCCCGGCTATGGCCGCTGGTTTGTCCTATTACATTGCCCTGAAGGTTCCCTCGGGCATGCAACGTTTGGATGTCCTGAAACAACAGTATGACGAAGCATGGCAAATGGCCTCTGAGGAGGACCGTGAGAAAGCCGCAGTTAGGTTTGTGCCCCGTCAGCAGTTCATCGGGAGTACCTACTAATGGGTAATCGGTTTGCATCAGGCAAATATGCAATTGCCCAGTGCGACCGTTGCGACCAACGGTTTAAACTCAAGGCTTTGCGGCGTGAGGTGATTAAGACCAAGAATTATGAATTGTTGGTTTGCCCGGAATGCTGGGACCCAGATCAGCCGCAGTTGTTGCTTGGTATGTATCCAGTGGATGATCCACAAGGTTTGAGAAATCCAAGGCCAGATAGGAGTTATGTAACGTCCGGGCCCAATGGATTGCAGACAAGCCAGACAGGTGGAACCAGCCAATCTGGATATGGAACGGTTGAAGGCGGAAGTAGAATCTTCCAGTGGGGATGGAATCCTGTTGGTGGCGCAAGTTATTTTGATGCATCTTTGACGCCAAACAACTTGCTTTTAAACGTGCAATTGGGCACAGTAACTGTAGTGACTACATAAGGAGTTGGACATGGACAAAGAAGACATCAAACAGGATAAAGCTCTGATCAAAAAAGCGTTTAAACAACATGACGCTCAAGAGCATAAAGGCGGCAAAGGCACAAAGCTGAAGCTGAAAAAGGGTGGCGTTACAGGCGAGGCCATGCGTAAAGTTGGCCGTAATCTGGCCCGCGCCCACAACCAAAAGGGCGGGAGCAAATAATGGTTGCCGAGGTCAAACCCACAAAGAAGAATAGCCCTTCAATTCATGAAGGCGCTAATCGTGACAACAAGCCCGCAGATGCCTATGCATCCCGGGCTAAAGAGGCTATCCCTGAGTTACGCGCCCGTGCCAACATGAGCAAGGCTGACACTCTGGATATGTCTGTTGGTCACATCAGCAAATCCGCAGGTAACGAAGGCATCAAGACTGAAGGCATTACCATGCGTGGTTATGGTGCGGCCATCAAAGGCATTAAGTCACGGGGCCCAATGGCATGAACTACACGGAATTGGTGACGTCAATTCAGACATACACGGAAAACCAATTTCCGGATGTCTACGTTGCTGACGGGCAAACCGTTAGCTTTGCTGACCAGCTTAATCGAATCATCGAGCAAGCTGAGCAAAAGATTTACAACGTCATTCAATTCCCGTCACTGCGCAAGAACGTGAATGGTGTTGTGTCCAACACAACCCCTTATCTGACATCGCCCAGTGATTTCCTGTCTGTTTATTCATTAGCCGTTATTGATTCAGCGGGTAACTACACCTACTTGCTGAACAAGGATGTGAACTTTATTCGTGAGGCCTATCCCAATCCAACGTCAACGGGCTTGCCAAAGTACTACGCTTTGTTTGGCCCGACAGTGACCAGCGGGATTATCACCAATGAGTTGTCGTTCATCATGGGCCCCACGCCCGATCAGAACTACAACGCAGAATTGCATTATTACTACTATCCAGACTCTATTGTCCAAGCCCCGATTGCAACATTGGGAGCCATCTCGGGCGGCAGTGGATACAGTAGCGGGACATTCTTTGATGTCCCATTAACAGGTGGCTCTGGAAATGGAGCTATGGCAACCATTAAGGTTGTGGGTGGAATTGTGACGACCGTCACCGTGACTGTGGGCGGAAGCCAATATGTTGTTGGGGATGTCCTAACAGCCAGTTTAAACGGCGGTGGCGGATTCTCAGTTCCTGTTGCTACAGTAACCAATGCCTCGGGTACATCGTGGCTTGGTGATAATTTTGATTCCGTGCTTTTGTATGGTTGTTTGGTGGAAGCCTATACCTTCATGAAGGGTGAGGCCGACATGCTTAGCTTGTATGACAAAAAGTACAACGAAGCCCTTCAGTTGGCAAAACGCCTTGGAGATGGCTTGGAGCGTCAGGATGCTTATCG